AATGAAGATCTGTTGTATTTGTGCAACCATAGTACTAAATGGTCTGATCTTTTAGAGTGTAGAAAAACCAGTCATCCATATATAATAAGAGCCTTTTTAGGCAAACATATTTGCATAGAAACTCTTACCATATTAGATGTATTGTCCGGCAAACAAATTACTGGCCTAGATCTAAATGATACTATTGTTTGGCCAGCATTAAAAAGAATCGTAACCAAATATGCACCCTTCCTCAGATTTGATGACCAAAAATTTAGAAGTGTCTTTGGACAGCGATTTACTGATGCATCGAATGACTCAGTTAGAACATCAGGTACAGCAACTGCTAGAGACTACAACACAGATGCAGGATCAGTACTTAAATCTAACTCAGCATATTCGAGAGACCCAAAGATATTTGATAAAATTAGCTCAAAACCACCATCAACTTTCCAAACGGGTCAGTCAGTGGCCCTATCTGACTATTTCATCTGAAGATAATGAAACATAAAATTGACTACGATACTGATAGAGAACATAAAATACATCGTTCTCCAAAATTAAAGACTTCTCGTATTGACAAACATAAGAATACCATATATACTTTAGCGGCAAGTTATAAAAAACGAGCCGTTGATTTAGATGATGATTTTGATGAAGCAACACTTTATTATGATACATTTACTAAACGACGTTAATACTACTTATACTTTACATACGGAGAAATACCATGGCATTTACTAGTCTTTCTGATCTACGCAAAAATCGCGGCGGCTTCGATAATCTAATCAAAGAAGTCGAAAGAATCAGCCAACCCCAATCTGGCAATGACCGCTCAGATGATCGTTTCTGGCAACCCGAGGTTGATAAAGCTGGAAATGGATATGCAGTTATTCGTTTTCTGCCTCCCAGCAAGGGCGAAGAATTTCCTTTTGTTCGTGTCTGGAAGCATGCGTTCCAGGGACCCACTGGAAAATGGTACATTGAAAATAGTTTGACTACCATTGGGCAAAACGACCCAGTCGGTGAGCTCAATCAGGAACTTTGGAATTCTGGGGTCGAAGCCAACAAAGAAATCGCTCGTAAGCAAAAACGCAAACTAGAATACATTGTCAACATTCTGGTAGTCAGCGATAGCAAGCGTCCCGAAAACGAAGGCAAGGTTTTCTTATTTAAATTTGGAAAGAAAATTTGGGATAAGATCAAAGACGTAACCGAACCTCAGTTTGAAGATGAAAAGCCCATTAATCCTTTTGACTTCTGGGAAGGCGCTAACTTCAAACTAAAAATTCGCAATGTCGAAGGCTACAGAAACTATGACAAATCCGAATTCGATAAACCCAGCGCCATTAGCGATAATGATGCTGACATCGAAAGGATCTGGTCAGACCAACATAGCCTAATTGATTTTCATCATGCCAAGCATTTCAAGAGCTATGATGAACTTAAGAAAAAATTAGATAGTGTTTTAAATGCTCCAGGACAGGTTCAGCGAAGAGCCGAACAAACTGATCTGGACGAGGCCGAAGACCAAGTACCTTCGACTCGATTCGCTTCTGCTGATAAATCCTTGGCCCAGGCTCGTCCCAAAGCCGCACCTCCTAAACGAGAAATCGATTTTGATGCCGAAGAATCCGAAAGCCTTTCGTACTTTGCTAAACTAGCCAACGATGACTAGAGTCAGACTGATGAGCAGCACTAAGCGCCCTATGTGTAGCCGTGCTGTCCTAATGTAGGCCAACATCGATTTTTAAACTAAAAGGAAATAAAATGAAATTTATTATCGCATTGTTTGCTGCCTTGGGTCTGTCCGTAGCCGTCGCTGCTGACGCCAAGAAAGAAGAACCCAAGAAAGAAGCTCCTAAAGCCGAGGCCAAGAAGGACGAAGCTAAAAAGGCTGATGCTAAGCCTGCCGAAGATAAGCCAAAAGTTAAACCTGTTGGCAAAGACGGTAAGCCCGTAGACGACAAAAAGCCAGCTGAACCTGCTAAGAAGTAATAAAAACGGGGCGCAAGCCCCGTTAAATCATGGCAAATTTTACCTATAACGACCTAAATGTAGCCTGCATGCTTTTGTGTCTGGCTCGAC